TGATATTTCTGTTTATGATGAGCTTAGTTTTAACTGCACAGTCTATTCTGCCTCAGGTGGGACACCTCAGTTAATAGCTTCTGGTTTTTTGTCTGACGATAGTACAACTATTCTTGGTACCGTCACGGCAAATCAAGGAACTCCAAATTCAGCTGCCAATAGATGGCCAGTTCAGTTAACAGACGGTACCGATTTATCTTTAATTACTGCAGCTGGTGAGCTCAATGTTTTAGCAACGGCTCAGCCTGGTGTGGATATCGGTGATGTCACAGTAAACAACGCAGCTGGTGCCTCTGCGGTAAATATTCAAGATGGCGGAAACTCCATTACTGTCGATAACGCGGTCTTATCTGTTGTTGGTGGAGGCACTGAGGCCACAGCACAAAGAGTTACGATTGCATCTGACTCAACAGGCGTACTCTCAGTTGATGACAATGGTGGCTCTTTAACTATCGATGGGACAGTTGCAGCTACTCAATCTGGTACGTGGAATATAAATAACGTCTCTGGAACTGTAAGCTTACCCACTGGCGCTGCTACATTGTCCGAACAACAAACACAAACGGCTTCATTATCCGTAATAGATGATTGGGATGAGTCAGATAGGGCAAAAGTAAATCCCATAGTTGGTCAAGCAGGGGTTCAAGGTGGAAGCGGAACGGTTAGTTCAAACACTCAAAGAGTTGTTTTGGCCACAGACGTTGCGCTACCAACTGGAACCAACACTATTGGAACTGTAAACGCACAGGGAACTGGGGCAAACGGATCAGCTATTGGTAGCCCTGTTTCGGTAGCGTTTCAAAACATATCAACTGGACTTAGAGCGATGCCGAATACGTTTAATTTCGGCGGAGTAGAGTACCAATTAAATTTGGTGCCAGATTTAACGCTTCAATTTCTTCAATACCAAGCCGACGGGGCAATGCGTGTTTCTGGAAACGTTGATCACGACGCTACTGACTTGGGATCTCCGCTGAAAATCGGTGGCAAAACAACCTCGTTAACCGGTGAGCCAACAGCTGTTAGTGCCTCTGGAGACCGTGCTGATGCCTATTTTGATACCAAAGGCTATCAACACGTAAAAACAAATACACATAGAACTACGATCACCACACTTCATAGTGCTGTGACTTTTAACAACACCACGACAAGCTCAAACTCTAGTTCTGTTGATCTAACAAGATATCGATCAGCAATGATTTATCTGGTTTTAACAAAGGCAAATACGCCTACATCAATATCAATTGTTCCTCAATTTTCTCCAGACGCTGGAACAACTTGGTGTGATTTTAGAGACTGGGAGTGGAGCGATCTAGTTTATGCCGCTGCTCAGATTCCATTGAACGAATGTCTTACATTAAACGCAACTAACGGCGGTATTGGATCCTCATTCAGGCTAAGAGCTGTTGCAACCGGTACTACCGCATCAAATACAATTACTTTAACCTCATATATCGAAGGTCTTACTTAGATAATGGCCACCTCACTCGGTATTTACTATACGGAATCCGATACCTCTATTGAGTCCACATATAAGTTCGCCACAACAACCTGTATAGATTTTACATGGAAGAGACGAGTATTTTACGGAGTAACTAAAGATGGTGTGGCATGTTCTGTAACTAAAACAAACGAGACATCGCAGCCAGAGACGAGGACTTTTACTCTTACGCTACCATCTGCTGGAACAGTTCGTGGCATAACACATAACAGAGATTTTTTAGTTGGGGTGCACCATCCAACCGCGGCTACGGCCGATAGATTTTGTTACTGGGACTACAGCGGTAATTTGATTTTTAGCATTCCCAACAGGCCCGGCAACGTTGGTATTTATGAGCAGTTAACGTTTTTAAGACATCATTATTACGTAGTCACTCTTGGTACTTCTCCAGCAACTTGTTCTGTTTATAAAATAGCGCATTCAACTGCAACATCTGCTGATTTAGTTAATGAGTTTAATTTAGCCGATAAAGATATCGTGGGAGTAACTAACGATGGTCACTCATTGTGGTTTGTAAACCAAAACGGGAATACTCTAGATAATTTCTCAACAACTGGAACATTAATAAGGAAGCAGACGTTTCCAAAGTCCCTATTGCCAGGTGTCGCATTTAATAGGCGCTATAAAATTGTAAGTATTTAAAGGATGAACAGATGAGAGTCACATATGACGACACTTAGAATCAATCTGACAGAAGATCAGAAAATATTATTTATAAGAAATTTTATAATATTGTCTTTAAAGTCGAATATGGACGGCCTTTTGTTGGCAGATATCAATCAAAGAATACTTGAAAGCGGTTTTACTCAGCAGCAATTTCAAGAGGCATATAACCAACTTGTCTCTGAAAACGTAATACAAGTGGATGGTGCGTAAAATGTTAAGCTATGCATTATTTTCATTAATTGAAACATTGGCATTGTCCGATACAATAACAATAGAGAAAAAGAGAGGCACATCATGTCTATAATAAGCAGAGTTTATGCGGCTACTATCCCAAGTTTTTCAACTTCAGTAGCTGTGGATTTATCTAAACCATACAGTTTGGTTTATTTGGAGATACCTTCAATGACATCAAATACTGCGTGGAGTTTGTCTGCGTCTAGTGATGGCAATACATACAAAAAATTAAACAAAGTTACCAATAGCTCTACACTTCAGTTCGCATCATTTACAGTCGGAAGCGCTATAACAGGCGTTATTATCGACGTTCCTGCTGGTCATCAGTATTACAAAATAGACACAACTGCTATCGTGTCTTTTTCCGCTGCATTTAAATTTATTTGTTACGATACAGGAAACTAAAGAAAGGAATTTGTAAATGGACGTTAAAGTTTGGAACGACAACACCTATCCCTATAGTGAGAAGTTCAAGGGCACTGAAGTAAAAATAGAGCCCAAAACATTTATTAAAATGGAGAGAGAAGAAGCGATTTTATTATTGGGTCAATTTAGTCCAATAACAAGAGACGCCGACGGAGCTCCTCATCCAAAATCATTTAAGCGACTTCGCATAGAAGAAATCGCATCGAAAGATAAATAGTATGTTTGAAAAGATCTTTAAAATATCTGGTCAATGGCAAATGGAGCTACGAGACGAGTTTGGAAATCTTAAAGATCAGAAGTGCGGCAACAACGTTGTTACAACCGTAGGTAAGGAGTTTCTTGCTTCTTATCTAGGTTCTGCAGCTGCTGCTGCCGCTACTTTTACAATGCGATACATTGGAATTGGAACTGACTCTACTGCAGAAAATGCTTCGAACACGGCTTTAGGTGTTGAGCTAGTAAGACACACAGGAATTGTTTCATACGTTTCAAATCAGATTTACCAAGTTAAAGCGACCTTTGGAACTGGCTTAGGTACTGGCGCGATTGTTGAGTACGGATTGTTTTCATCGAGCACCGCAGGAACTATGTTCGCAAGAGACACTGAGGCCGTTATTAATAAGGGCGTAAACGATACGTTAACCGTAACCGCACAATTTACGATTTCTTAGATAGATAAATGGGGGGAGATCTATGGCAGATTTTACTGTTACGATTTCAAACTCCATTAGACCACTTGAAGAAGCTACTCTTTGGGGTACCGCTGAATGGGGAACCTCATTCTGGGGTTATGGATCAGAAACTATCGCTCTTGCTGCAGATAAATCTTTAGAAGAATCACTACAATTATCGGATAGCTTTGTATCTGAAGGTGGTTACAACGCTGTAATTTCAAATTCTATTTTAACAGCATTTGAAATGATAAACGGCAATCTAGTCGACGCTTCTGGATACAATTACGTATTCACTGGCCCATCCACTAATGCGGACCAAAGAAACGAAACTTCTTTCACTATTATTACAGACGGGACAACAACGTGGGCTCCAGCATCATCTACAACAACAACATGGAGTGAATCATGACATTAGCAGAGATCGAAACAGCGGCAAGAAATAGATACAATGCAGTTGGTGACACAAATTGGTCATCAACTGAAATTGCTTACTTAGTTTATGAGGCGACTCTTGAATTAACTAGGGATTGTGGCCTTGTTATTGAGAAAAGATTCCAAACGCCAACAGTCGCAGGAACTGGAGAATACGATTGGCCATCTACTGCAAATTCGATAAAAAGAATTACATATAACGGCCAGAAACTTCGCGAAATCACCATGCGTGAGGACGATGTTTTAACTCTAGAGAATCAACTCTCAACAGATACAGGGGTTCCACAATATTACTATGTATGGGATAGAACATTTCACCTTCGACCACTTCCTGCAAGTGTCTATACTCTTGATGTTTATGCTCTATGCGATGAGGAACCGTTAACTCCAACATCAATCCTTTCAACGCCAGATAGATTTCATGGATCTCTTGTCACTTACGTCATTAAGGAAATGGCATCAAAAGATTTAAACTGGCAGATGTACGATAGATACGAAGCTAAATGGCAAGTTGAAAAAGTAAAAATACAATCTCAAATAAGAAGATCTAAGCGCGCTGATGCATTCACTATTGTGAAAATAGAAGAGTGTTTGCCAACAGTGACATTAGGAACAAAATAAAAATGACAGGATTTAGAAAAGTTTATCCTGGTACTGGTAGGGTCCAATTCGATGGGGGTCAAAACTCTAAATTCGACCCATCAGTAATCCAGGACAATCAGTCTCCGGATTGCCAAAACGTTAGGTTCTCTAATGGTGGCGTTCAAACTCGTGGAGGCACTACAAGATTGGGTTCGGCTGCGGTGGCAGCATCTCATGTCGGCGATGGCATATATACTCGTCATACTGACACCGGAAACGAGACCATGGTTGTATTTGCTGGTGGAGACATGAAGTATTGGACTGGATCAACATTCACAACAATCCCTTCTGCGCAAAGTGTGTTTACTGCCGGTGTAAGGGTAGGGGCTGCAGAGCAAGAAAATTATCTATTCATCGGAAACGGTGGAACGATTCCTTATAAGTACAATGAAGATTTTACAAGACATGGCGTGTATGCTCCAACAACGACTTCTACTGTGGCAAGCCAAGCAACTGGAGTTCTTACCGGTGATTATGTTTACAGGATTACAGTTGTTAACAGCGCACTTGTTGAAAGTGATGTTGGGCCTGTAACCTCAACATTTACTGCCGCATCAGCTACATTAAGGGTATCTAGTATCCCAACGTTTGCCGCAAGCTTTGGAGTTAATGCAAGGCGAGTTTATAGGACTGTCGCAAGCGGAATAGTTTTTAAAAGAGTAGCAACAATAAGCAATAACACTGCGACGACTTACGATGATAACACTACGGATGCTAATTTGGGTGTTGATGCTCCTGCGGATAACGGAGTTCCACCGAACTACAATAAAATTGTTTATCATCAATCCAGATTGTTCATGAATGATGTTGATAATCCAAATTTTCTTTGGTTCACGAATCTAGACAATCCATACACAGTAGCATCAACTAACTTTATAAAGATTGGCGACAACACATCAGATCTTATTTTTGGTATTGAGAGATTTGAAAACCATATTTTAGTAAATTGTGCAAAATCACAATACATTATTTATATGCCGGACACAGATCCCGCAAATTGGTCTCTTGTTAGAGTGCAGTCTCCATATGGATCAAAATCTCCTTACGGTTGTTTTGAGTTCGATGGCAACATCATGGTTCCTGTTATGGAGAATGGAAAATTCGCAGGATTCGCACCATTTAAAGGTGCTAGCGTAATTCCAAGTTCAACATTTTTAACTTTAAGCACAATTGAGAGTCTTTTACTTTCAAACCCAATAGAACCTCAAATGTTTCAAGTCCAAGAGGGCTTTGTGGGTAATATAAGTGCGATTGTTTATAAGGGTCTTGGTTATATATCTTTGACTCAAGGCGATTCGAATATAACTAACAACAGAATATGGGTATTTGATTTTTCTATCTCTCGTG